GCTATTAGAATCATAAACTCTGCTTCGAGCGCCGATGTAATTACTGGCGCCACTATGACCATTATCATATTCCCAAGAGTTAGTATTAGTAGCGCTGATAGCGTTAGCATAACCAGTATTAGAATAAGTATCATTATCCAACCCCGAACCTTCAGACCATGCTGCAGTTAAAGGGAATACATCTAAAGTAAAGTTAGTAGCTTGCTGATCGCCATGCTTAGCATTGGACATACAAATAAAGGCAGAGACAGTACTGTCGCTGCGAGGGTCAGGAATGCTTCCCCTATTTACAATGGATGAAGATAAGGATGACAACGCGAACTGTATAAGAATACGAGCCATATCTTTCTTATTGGTAGTATCATTCCAACGAGTCCATATTTCTAAAATAGGCGAAGCACCAAAGTTAGATGTTACACTCTTAGATGTAATCCAAGTATCTTTTATGCTCTTAGCTCTTGCGTAAGTTGCCATCTTATGCTCCCCTTCCAACTATGTCGAAATTAGGATATTTAAGCTCCCAACAAACATCCTGCGGAAAGCTTACAACTCCGCTTTGAGTATTAGCTTGAATGTCAAATTGATATGGAGAATAAACTCTACTATCATCTACCAAATATTTACTAGTAAATTTGAAATCAACTACTGATCTAACCTTGTTGAGTGCTTGTAATCTACTTACATATTCAGACGTAACTATAGTGGCATTAAAGTTAGTGTTTTCTATTACAAAAAATCCCTTTAGTAAAATAAAACAATCTAATAGAGCGTCATTAAGATTACTGTCAGATTCTGGTAAAATAGTAAAATCAATACCAATGTTAGCTGTCTTTCCATTAGTTATTCTTACCGTATCGGCGAATGACTTAAACTGTCTTAAATAAGTTTCTATATTATTCTTTAGTACTCCAGCAGGCGATGTCAAATAGCCTGCCGCATTTCTTGCCAAAGTTATCAGTTCAACACCCAAAGAATTATTAGGATCTTTTCTAGCATAACTTCTAAAAACAGAACCATAATCGCTAGGCATTGATAAAACTCTAACTTGATAATCTTGTAATGTTACTGCTCTATTTTGAGAATTAAAATACTGTAAAGCATTCTGTTTAATAGTTGTTTGATTTTCTGGGTCTGCGCCACCACTAGCCTGCTCTACATTAGAAACACTTAATGTACCTAAAAGATCTGTAGTAATTTGAGGATTAGTGTTAGCGTAATCCGGAGTTGCGAATTGTATAACTCTAGATACAAATCTTTTTAAAGTTCTTGGCCCCACATTCGTATTATTACCACCACCATAGCGATACTTTACATCTATGTTAACATCTCTTGGCGCGAAGCCCAAACCTTGAGTCTTTAAAAAGTTAGCTGAGTCTACAACAGCGGGAGCAAATCCGGAAGGTGAGCCACGCAATGTAGGTGGCAATACAAAATCTTCCGGATTAGGAATCAACTCTGAGTCTTCTAAGTCAGAAGTGCCTCCACCAAAGATAATAGTCGTTTTACCATTGTTAGCTACTTCAGTAGTAAAACGATAAGGTATTTTCTTATATTGTAAAACATATTCTACATCCGCGGAAGTAGAGGTACTATTCTTATACCCTGTAAAGATGCTGCCTTGTGCTAAGTTGTCAACTCTATGATACTCTTTACCGTCTGACGCAGTAACTGAAACAATTTCAGTAATGTTATTGTCCGGCAATGTAACCTTTAGAAATGGAATAGCTTGCAATCCAACACGATGTGAAAAAGTGCGAGTCGATCCAGCCGCGGCCGAAACACTTGTAATAGAATATTGAGTAGTACTATCTGTAAGTTTAGTAGTTACTCTATGAGCAGAGTTAGAAAAATCAGCGTCAACCAAAGTTTCAAATTGAACTACTGGATCAAAATCAGTAACAACCTTAGATCCTTTTTTAAGAATAAAGGTTGAGGCAGCAGATGTAGCATCATTAAAAGTAGCGCTCATGGATAAGTTAACCACAGCAGGTCTAGCAAACTTTGGTTGGTATCCTAAATTTTGAGCCAACGAAAATATGTTTTTACGCTCAATAGCTCTATCCAAAAATCCTTCATTAACCTGTCTATCAATATAAAAGCTCATCATGTCGCCAACATAAGCTAGCAATTCAATAATTGCCATACCGCCCGAAGCTTCATTAAAATCTTGATAATCATCTGGAAAATATCGCTGCAGGTAATCAATAAGATCTCTTTTGATAGAATCAAAATCTTTAGATAAATAGTTTACATTAACTTTTTGTTTAGACGCCGCCCTTGTTGATTGGTAATTTGGCATTTATTATCTCTATTGTGGATTATCTAGTGTAAGCGCTAGAGAATCACTTATTCCACTAGCATTCTCTAATGTATATTGCATCAATACTAAGGCTTGATTTCTTTGTACATTCCGGCCAGGAGGTGCATCTACATCTGAATAAACATTAATTGCTTTAAGTTTAACATAAGGCATCCAAGAAGCCAATGCTCCTCGTATTTCAGCACCAATTTGGCCTTCTAACACCTCTCTATTGTGAGGCTCAAATAACTGTCCAGCTAAAATAGGAATATTTGTGCCAATGTCAGGATTTATAAGTCTTTCGCCTTTTTTAGTAAGTAACAAAATCTTAATATCTTCCCGTACTGCTGCCAAAGTAGTAGTATTCATTTCAAAGAATCCCCTCCTATAAGCTCGCAAAGGAAACTTTAAATTTATACCTACTGTTCTGGTTGAAATAGCTTCGGTCATCTATTTTTCCTAATTTATATATTGTCTTTTAGATAAATTATCATTTAGCTTATCTATTAATTCTATAAAACTATTTTTAGCTGTTAAAAACTTATCATCTATCTCATTCAAATCTGTTTGTACTCTTGCTGTTGCTTGATCCGATTGTACTGTTGTGGTCATTCTTGGATTTGTTGATCCACCAATAGTAATCTTCTCAAACTCTACCTTTTTTGTTCTCTTTTCCGACCTATAGCCCAAATTAACAGGTTTAGGTGGCTGTGGTACCGTAACAAACTTAGAAGGTACACGTACAGTTCCTCCAGGCCTCCCTGCAACAGTCTCTGTGACTACTTGAGGCCCACGGGGGGTCATTACAGTTCTTTGATAGGAACGCCCACCAGAAGAAGGTATAGAGACATCAGCTCCAGGAACAAATACCTTAATCGGTGCTCGCGGCTCTAATCGCATACCTCTATTGATCACATCATTAAATTCTACTTCTTTATCCGGAATATCTATGTTTATTTCCGGTATAGCATGAGTATGATCCATATAGGTATTAAATAACATTTCCACAGTTTGTGCAAAACCCTTTAGAGACTCCATCACTTCACTAAGTAAAATATCTTGTTCTTCCAAATAGTTATTAAGTTTTTCCCCTAATACTTGTTTATGTAATTTGGGTTGAGCATCTGCTGCTGTAGAGATATTATAAATATCACCCGCCAAATTAGCAATTATATTAGTTCTTTCTTCTACAAAGCCGCCTTGTGCGTCTGTTGGTATCTTATCATCCTCATTTACAGTAACTTTAGTAGTTCTGGGCCCTAAATCAGAGGGTCTAGCATTAGTAAGATGAATAGTTTTGGTTTCTGTAACACCAACTTGGGCTGACGTTGTTTCTCCATACGCCTTATCTTTTAATATACCCATTTCTAAAACACCAGGCTTATCCAAGGGTCCATAATTGGGATTATAGCTATTTCTTAAGAAGCTTCCGCTTCGGCCTTGTATGAACACATCCCCTAATCGTGCTGGCATCTGCCATCTTGGTCTATGATCATATGATGATTTTTGTTTAGATCCTTTATTTACTCCAGTTACATCAAATGGTAAACCATATTTTTCCATTGGGGTATCACCACTCTGACTACCCGCTAACTTTAAGCTTATTTGATCTGTATCATTTATTCTGCCGATCCACCAACCCTTATCCGACCGTGCCGTATTTTCTTTGAGTATAAGAACTAATTCTCCTACTTCTGGCACAGAAACTACTGTGTTAGGAAATATGGGTGGGTACCAATCGGGCATATCCTTCTTTGGATTCATGCTAAAACTTGAGTTTTCTCCTATAAGTCTAGCGTTCACACTAAACTGAGGAAGAATAGACGAATTTAAAGAGCTAAGATTTACTCCAGTTTTTACAGCAATAACAATAGCTTTTTCTACTATAAAAAGATCAGGCTTTTCCCAGCCCTGAGTTGACGCAACAATATCAGCGGCATGACTATATTCATTCAGCATTTTATCAACTGGTAACTGATTCATCTATTCCCTCTTCATTATCGTTGAAACTAAAGCCCCTATCAATCATTACTTGCTCTAACTCAACCAATAGCTGCCTGCTCTCAGCAGTTTTCATCATAATGGTTTCCATTACTGACAGCTGATCATCATATAATTGTAAAGTATTAGCATAAAATTTTGCTAATTCCTCATCTTTAAAATCTTTATAGTCCATCAGTTAATATAATCTTCTTTTAATCCAGTATAGGTCATCTTTATCTTTTTTATCGACTTAGTTATCTTCCTACTCGGCAGATCTGTTGCCTCTTTCACATACACATACAATTGTTTCTTATTATAAATATTGAACTTGTGATAGTTTTTGAGTATATCATTTATAATTCCTAATACTGCTAAATCATCTTTATTTAAACCTTCACTATCCATTATGTCATCAAAGTGTTCAATCAACCCCACAATAAAATCATAGTCATCTTCAGTTTTTGTGGTATCATTATAACTTTCCATACTTTTATCAAAAATAATTGTATCTACATTTTCACTATCTACAAATACTTGCTTTTTTGCCGTATTAGATTGTTGAATCATCCAATTTTTAGCAATGGCCCCAAAATATGAAAATGATTTCGCACCCGATGAAGGATCAAATTTATGTAGTTTTTCATAAAGATGAGCTAGAGCTTCATGTTGAGTCTGTGGGTAATCATAAAGAATAGTATTAAAGTTATAAGTATAATAAATGTTTTCTACTAGTTTTTGAAAAGCTGGAAAAATAATATCATTATAAATTTTATGCTTTGCTTCCATAATCTCATTTGTATTGAATTCAACAATCGCTGTTTCTTGATCTACTCCCCAATATTTCATACCTCTCCTTTTCAAATAGAATTACATTTTTATTTTAATAACATTATTCTAAAAAACAAACTCTGATTAATTATTATCCCAAAAGGCCTTGATTCTTCTGGCTCTCCATATACCGCTCAGTTTGCTCGTACAATGCATCGAAATCGGTAAAATCTTTGCCCGCCGCCTGATCTGCCGCGGCCTGTAAGGTTACATTATTATTAGTAGCCATTTGATTACTGGGCCCTTGATTTTTGTATTGTATTAATTTACATTCTAATGAAGTGCTAAAAATACCAGGCGTAAGACTTTCATTTATTGATGTTATCAAATAAAGGCCCTCTATGCCACGCATTAGCCCTTTTATATAAACAACATTAAACATACTTAATCCGACAACTCCATGAATAGTTAAAGAAATACTTCTTAAATATGAACTTAATACACCTCCATAAAAAGAGTTATTCTCAGGGTTGTTGGGATCTCCAGATCCAGTAATAGCTTCATTTTGTAAGGCAAGTATTTTAGTATTGAATGACTGATCAGTAGCCATTAAATTAGTTAAAAAAGTAGTTTGTAT